TTGCTGAAGCACCGATAGCAACACATCGTAAGTATTGAGTCTGTTGATTTATCCAGGGAGTAGTGGCACTTGCCGCAGCAGTAACACTCAAACTAACTACAGACCCTACGCCGACATATGCTGTCATTATCTTTAAAAGTTCAGTATCTTATTTATTTATAATTACTCTTATATAGATGGTGCAGGTTCTTCTCCTGCTCTTTCAGCAGCAGCTTCACCACTAATTTCGGCGGCAGCTTGATCTATTGCATCTTGTGCTTCTTTCTCACCAAAGGTATCTGCGGCTACTTCAGGACGAAATGCATCGACCTTTTCAGCAGACTTAGTAAATAAAATATCTTTAATCTTATCACTAATATTTGATGGTGACTCATCAGCAATAATCATATCCATTAATTCTGATTGGACCTGTTGGGCCATTTCAGACGAATTCAATTCAGTTTCAGTATCAGGCATTGTATTAAATGTGAGTAATCTCTAATATTTATGTATCATCGCCACTAGGGGTAGAGTCATCACTCTCTCTATCCACTTCATGGTGAGTAAAATTATAATCAGTAATCATTGCAAATAACTTTCCTCTATACCAATCTATAAATTTCATCTCATCTTTAGGTCTTGTTGGTTCACCTTGCCAAACAGTTTTATAATTATCGAGACTGCTCGATAACATCCGCACTTCTCTAATATTAAAGTGCTGTTCTGCCCACCAATTCATATCATCTTTATCTCTCGCAAAATCATATTCCTCCTTTTTACCTCCAACGGCCACTAGATCTCCCCGCCTTTTGGTTTAACTAAATTGGCATTTGATTGAGCAACGGAGGTATCTACATCCATAGATCTTAACGCAGCATCAGGTTCTTGTCCTCCAATAGGTGCACCAAGTTCTCCTTCTAAAGGCATGGGAACCTGTTGCCCAGTGGCTGGATCAAGCATCATATCCTTAGGATCAGGTATAATACCATCCTTAATTTCCTTTTTAATAATCTTATCCTGTTCAATAATCTCTTCATCAGTTTGATGTAGAATATTACGTCTTACATAATCCTGTGAAAAATACCGTCCAATATAAGGTTCTGCAGTAGCAACACTTGCTAATCTTTCATTTAAAAGTTCAGTATCCTTTAATTCTGAGAAGTGATTATCATACAAGAAATCAAATTGTATGTGTTCACTCATGATTTCCCAGTCTTCTGGGGTCACAATGTTCTTTAAAAGTAACTGAGTCTTAAGTAAATCAGTGAATAAACCAGAGAATCTCTTCCTTAAACGACCCACAAACTTACTGAATTTAACTTCATCCCTTAGGATCTCAGAAGATCTGCCCAAATTAAACCCACCTTCTCCATCCATTCTTGATGGTGGAACATTTAGGGAACGGTAGAGCTTCTTCTTAAAGTATTCAATATCAGTAATTTCTCCAAGGTTCTGTCCTCCTGGGAGGGTAGAGATTTCTGTTCCTCTTCCTCCTTCTCTTCTAGGAAGCCAGAAGTCTTCAAGCATTGCCATGTATTTCTTGTCATCACGGATTTCTCCTGTTTTAGCATCGTAAACTAACTTATTACGATACCTCATCATTACATCACGGAGGTACTGTTCTGCCTTTACTTTAGGTAGATTACCAACATCAATATAGAAAATTCTACGTTCTGGTGCTCTTGAAAGTCTGTAAATAACAAGACTATCTTCAATCATACGTAATTGATTGAGAGATTTAATTGCTTTATGAAGATATGAAAGAACAGATCCTTTATTTCTATCAACCAATCCACTAGTACAATACGCAATAGAATCTTTGGTCATCTTAATACCAGCAGTTTCCTGGGTATAACTCTGATTACCTACAGGATAAACTGCTCTAGGATTATAGATAAAAAATTCCTCCATCTTAGGCATTACAAAATCCATAGGATTATCGTTGCCAGGAATCAATTGACTACGTTCTTTTTCCTTATCTGCAATTTGTTTACGCACATAACGCATTTTCATTGCATCAATATAACGCAATTCTTGCAATCCTTCGTGGGGATTTTTTAAATCAATTACTTTATTATAATATAATCTACCATCAATATACCAATTACGATATATCTCATGGCATTTTTTATCAAAATCCAATAAATCTAAAACATATTTAAATTCTTCTCTAATCTTATTCTTAATACCATCACTGGCATTTAAATTATCTAAATCAACTTGTACTGGAACATCATTAGTATCGGATACAAGTGCTTCATTTACAATATCTTCAATAGCACTATCACACTCTGGGTGCAATGCCATCTCACGATATCTTTTAATTAATTCAAATTCAGTTTTATAAACACCTTCAATGTCTACATAAGAACCAAAAAAACCACTACTCAAGTAGTGCTCTTGTCCGTCCGCATCACTAGGTGTAACGGGCGAGACCACGCCAGGATTAAGTGGTTCAGTATCCTCAATAGAGAATCCAAAAAGTTTGGCCATAATTATTCCGAGTACTTTTAGACTTACTAGTATTTAGTTAGTCTTATTATACCATACTTTAGCCGTTAGGAGTACCAGTCGAAACTAAATTGTAAGACTGAACTGCAAAATCAACAGTAAATTCTTCTATTGTGTCCCCTGAATCATAGGATAAATCAATAGCAGAAACTGTAGTTGGGAAAATATCCACAAACTCATATTCCTTAAGAACTGCATTAGCGGTTCCATCGCTATTCTGACTAGAGGGGGTTGATCCTCTACCTAATTGGAATACCTTTGCGTTAACCATATAAGAACTAGGATCAGTTGCACCTAGATTATTATCAAGTTTAGCAATTACATTAGTCCACTCTTCAAATGCATTTCTTAGTTTGAAATCTTCATCTTGAATAATAGTTACAGACCACGTATCAATTGTTCTGTCTCCAGCAACTTTAAAAATACGACCTCTAAATGGGATATCAATAGAAGCAATGTTTGAAGCAGGCATTGATGCTGCCTTACACATATACCTAAAGATATCTGCATCCCAGGTAATTCCGTTTGGTAAAGTAGTTAATTCTACCTCAAACAGATTGGGTCTTGCGCCGCCACCTATAAGTGCCGACTTAAATTGAGAAATAGTTTTGTTTTCTCTGGTGGTTGCCATGATCCTTAATCCTCCTTGTTGTTATTTAGATCTATTAACCTATGCTCTACCTGCTACTTCTTCAAAACTGACTCCAGTTCTGGTAGCAATAAAGGTAAGAGTTACATAATTAATAGACTTCGCAGGCTTCAAGTAAATGTCTGCGCGGAACTCATTGTTGTCAATAACATCAGGAGTGTTGTTTGTGGTATCACAAATAACTAGGAATCCGTAGAGACCTCTCTTTGCCTGAACATCACGGAGATATGGTTCAACAATGTTACGGAAGTTCGCCCGTGTTAATTCATCGTTGAGTTCAAAGAGTTGAGCTTCTGCTGCTTTCTGCAGTGATTGCTCAATAGTAAGGAATAAGCGGCGAACATTGATTCTATCAAATGCAGAGGCATATGATAAACCAGTCTTATCACCGAAGAGGAGCGTTCCTGTTCCTGGTTGAGTGATAACAGAGTTAACTCTCTTAGGATAAAGAATATCTCTTTGGGCTTTATCTGGGTTATATGCAAGTTTAATAGCGTTGTTAATAATACCACGCTGTTGACCTGCAGGGGAGAACCAAGGATAAGAAGTGATCGCAGTGCGACACATCAAACCAGCAATGTCAGCATTCGTTGGAATGTAACGGAACTTGTTATTAAACCTGTCGTAGGTATACTTATAACCACTATCAAATACTGCATAAGAAGAAGATGAAAGTGAACTATAGTACTGAACTAAATTATCAGTCTGAGTGGTGGCATTAGTAATACCAACCAAATCTGCTCTATGAGGTCCAACAGTAGAAACACAATCCTTTCTGCTATTTGCAAGAGAAATTAGTTTGTTTGCTTTGGCTTGAGACTCTCCGCGAGTAGCAAGTCCAGGACCCATGATGAGGAAGTCAACTTCAATTTCGTCCTTGTTAGAGAACTCATCATAAGAAGTCATCAAATCTCCAAGAGTTGCTTGGAATGCATTATATGTACTACCAGAACTTACAACACTACCACCTACTGAGTAGTCATCACCACCCGATAAGGTGTAAGTCTTATTACCGATAACGTTGAAGTTAACACCTTGAGCATCTATACCCCATGTACCTGCTGAGGTTCCAACTGGAGTATAATCTGTTGTACTGGAGAAAGTACTTGCTCTTGGATAAGATTCCCAAGAAGAGTAAGTATTACTAGTTTCACCAGGATTGCCACCAGCGTAAACATTATCAGAGAAATCAGCAAGATATTGCTCGTACCAATTCTTAGTTGGAGCATTAACTGCCGATACTGCATCAAGTGCTTTAGAGAGATTGAGATGCTTCTCTATAACATTACCTTGAATTCCAGTAATTTTACCGCTATCATCAACTACAACGACGTGAAGTGCATCATTCGTTGATTCTCTATCTAAGCAATACTTAGTAGTAGTTGGTCTTCCTGCAATAGATTTCCAGGAAATTGTAGCGTTGGTAAGACCTAAATTTTGCTGATCGTACCAGTCTTTAATGGGATAGGTTATTCCAGATGAAAGATTTGGAGTGAAACCTGTACCAGTAACCGCTGCACTATTGTTAACGGTTTTAATATAATCGCCTGCAGTGAATGCATATCCTACAGATCCTTCAGAATAATCAATCATTGTTTCTGTTCCAAATCCTGAAACTCTAGAAACAATTCTTACATCAATGGTGCTATTAGCAGCAGTGCTGCTATCAGTAGTAACACCCGTGATAATACCTTTTAGATAACCGCTATATTGGGTGGTTGTTCCTAACCCTGCTATCACACCTGAGATAGGTGCAGTAACACCATAACCAATGGTGCAACCTATTGCTGCGGGATCGGTAGTGTTAACGTGGATCGTCTGATCGGAGAAGTTATCAATAAAAGCAATCTTAAGATCGTTTGCCCAAGAACCAGGGTTCTTTGCAGCAAAAGTAAAGTCTGTTGCATCATCATGATTATTGATATAATCGTCATAATTGTCGATTCTACCACTTCCTGTCATCGAAGTAGAAGCAATGCCAACTCCGGCATTAGCGTTTGCTAGGTATGGACCAGCAGTTCTAACTACCTTAAGGACTCCACCGTAAGTCAGATAAGAAGCAGCACACATCCAATACTCATATTGAGCACTAGTTGACTGTGGCTTACCAAATACATTTATAAGGTCCTGTTCCGTAGCGATATCTACTGGATCATTAACGGGTCCAATTGTAAATGGACCAGCAATTGCGCCAATATTATCTAATACGTTTTCAGCCCTTCCTACGGTTAAATCAACCTCCCTAGTCAATACACCAGGAGACAATTGAGGAGTAGCCATGTCTTCTTTTCTCCGAATTTCTCAGTTATCTAGGAATTATTTATTGATTTCTACGTTTACGAAAGATATTCCCACATATATGATTTATCACCATACTCATCAGCGTTAAACCAACGGTCTCCATCATCATCTACAAAAGTTCCTTCATCCATTCCATCACTCATAAAACCGAAAGGAGCCATATCTTGATCTATCTGATTCTTCTGCTCTTCATATAATCTTTTTCTTACATCTTGATCAGTCAACTCCTTAAAATAATCACATTGGACTAACCATGCATAGATGACAAGACACATAGCAAGGTCATCATTACATCCTTCTTCCGCCTCAAATGAATTACTTTTATGAATGAATGTAGTCAATTCACTCATAATCTCATAATCAGTAAAAAGAAGTTTACTTTCCTCAATTAATGTTTTCAAGTTAAGAGCACCGACCTTTTTAACAGTCTTGGACATCTTAACTCCCAATTGAGTTTTCTTACCAGAGAATCCCTGTCCAATAACTTGCCCTGCTCTTCCTCTCATAGAAGTCATTAAGAGATTCTTATATTCTAAATCAAAATTGAGAATAGATGCTACCTGATCTCCAATATCATTAACCTCGCATAAAATAAATGCCTCATTATAACTCTTCCCCACTTCTTCTATAATACTTGGGAATAGCATAGGTTTAATCTCATTATTCCTATACTTTGCTACTACAGCATGAGGAAACTCCGTTATATCTACTACTACAAAAGCAGAGAAATCTTTTCCTACTCCTCTGGCAACGTCAACAGTAATAACATAATCATGCCCTTTTTGTGGATCTACATAAACATCCAATCCCCCACTTCTTTTCTCTGGTTCTTGGTAAATAAGAGATCTTAATTTACTGGGAGCAATTAAAGTATCAACTGATCCTAGGAATTCACACTCAAACTCAATCTTAAATTGCTGCTCAGAAGTGTTAGCAATAGTCTGCTCTTTCCATA